GGTCGGAGGGCGCGCGGTTTTCGCCTCTTTTTTTGAATTGAAATGTTCAATATACATATACCGTGACACCAGATAAACGACTTTCGTCACTGCAAGGGGTAAAAGTGACCGTAACGGCGCTCATGGAAGTGTTCGGCGTCAGCCGTGACATGATTATGAAGTACGTCAGCGAGCATGGCATGCCGAAGGCTGGCCGCGGCACATACGAACTTTTAGATTGCTTTAACTGGTACTCGAACAGATTAAAGCTGGCTGCAGATGGCGGCGAGAATGGTGATATTGCCGAAGAAAAGCTGAAACTTGTGAGGGCGCAGCGCCAGCGCGTCGAGCTGGAAAACAAGAAGAAGCGCAGCGAGCTGTTAGAGGCCGAGTTCGTCGGCACCGTGTACAACAAGGCGGCGACAACGTACGCCTCGCAGCTTGACGGCCTGGGCGCCCGACTGGCGTCTGTTGTTGCCGGCATGGACGATCCGGGTGAAATACAAAGGGTGATTTTTAATGAATGTCGAGCCATCAGAGAATCAACAGCAGCAGAATTTGTCGGCCTCGCGTATGAATACGACGGCGGCGGCGATATTGCAGCCGCCCCGGTCAAGAAACGCCGGCGAGTGGGCGGACGAAAGCAGAATACTGCCAAAAGAAAGCCCGGAACCAGGGCCGTGGCGCACTGACCGCATCCCCTTTTGGCGTGACATATACGCCGCTTTTGATGATCCGACTGTTTCCGAGGTTTATGTCGTATGCGGCGCGCAGATGGCAAAAACCGAATCGATGTTCAATATCATCGGTCACAGAATGGACGATGGCCCCTATGTCCCGGCGTTATATGTGGGACCCACCGAAAAACAGGTTAAATCGATAAGCAAAGACCGCGTTGACAAGATGCTGCGCTCGACCGCATCGCTGTGGGAGAAAACCGAGAAAGGGCAGCGCTATGGCACGTTCGAGAAGTGGATCGCCGGCGTGCGCCTCGGCTTTGCCTGGTCGGGATCGGCAACTGAGCTGGCATCGCACCCCGCAGGGCTGGCCCTGGTCGATGAGCGCGACCGCATGATTAATGATGTCGGTGGCGAGGGCGATCCGGTCGAGTTAACTCGCGCACGCCTCAAGAACTATCCAAATTCAAAGCTCGGCGTATTCAGCACGCCGACTACCGAGGGCATGTCGCCAGTATGGGATTTACTGGACTCGGGAACCTTGATGTTTTGGGCCTGGCACTGCAAGCACTGCAAACAGGCATTTGTGCCGCAGCTGTCGCTGCTGTCATGGCAGGACGGGCGCACGATCGATGACTCTGCAGCGACCGCCCTGGTTGCGTGCCCGCATTGTGGCGGTGCACACGAGACACGGGACAAGCAGGCGCTGAACGCCGGCGGCATGTACATACAGCATCGTAGATTAAACGACCGGGAGCCGGTGCCGGTCGGCAGGCTGAAAGTCTTAGAGCACTATGTGAGCGATGATCGCGGCAATTCCTCGACTGCGTCGTTCTGGATATCCGGCCTTGCATCACCCTGGGCAAGTTTCTTTGATATCGCCAAAACCATGATAAACGCCTACAAGTCGGGCGAAAACGAGCGCATACAGACGGCGGTCAACACATGGGGCGGCGAACTGTTCCGCATCAAGGGCGATGCGCCCGAGTGGGAGGAGGTCAGCGCCTGCAGGCTTGAATATCCGCCTTTGACGATACCATCGAGGCAGGTTCAGTTAATCACGCTGGGCGCAGACGTGCAGAAATACGGTATTTATTACATGATTCGCGGCTGGGGTGCTAATGGTGAGTCTTGGTTAATGGACGCCGATTTTCTGACCGGTGAAACCGAGTACGACAATGTTTGGATATCGCTCGGGTCCGTATTGCAGCGCAAAGTCCAGGACCAGGTCATAAATCGGGCCTTTGTGGATTCGGGATATCGGCCAGGTGACACCCACCGCCGGCCCGACCATGCCGTATACACATTCTGCCGCCGGTTCCCGGGCATTGCGTTTCCGACCAAGGGCCACGACACCCAGGACAGACCGTTGAAGTTCTCGGATATGGACTACACACCGGGCGGCGGCAAGATCGTAAAAAACGGGATTCGGCTTTGTCACATCAACACGGATTATTTCAAGCATTGGATACACGGGCGCGTGTCATGGCCGGATGATCAGCCAGGCGGCTGGCACCTTTATAGCACCGTTTCAGAAGATTACTGCAGGCAGATCGTGGCGGAGGAATACATCGTCAAGGCATCAGGCCGCCCTGTATGGGTTCGCAAGTCGAAAGACAATCACTATCTTGACTGTGAAGTCGGCGCCACTGCAGCCGCGCATTCACTGAATATTCACAAGTTACTAGAGATCACCGACGAAACACCGCGCGAAAGTGTAACACCCGTTACACATTCAACAACCACCACGCAATATAAACGCAAATCACTCTTTTAATCGTCATAAACTTAGTTTATTGAAAACCCGCGAGCTCACGGGTTATTAATAATCTGAGTTTATGGCGTCTACACTGACACTTGCAGAAGTACAGGCGAAAGTCACCCAAATCCGCATCGATATCGAGGCGGCCGAGCACGCGCTGTCCTATGGCAAAGGTGACAAGCAAGTAACACGCCAAAGTCTCGGGGTCCTGCAGCATCAGCTCAACAGATACCTACGCCACGAACGGCAACTGCTTGCCACGGCATCGGGCGCCAACAATGCCGGGGTGATTACACCGCTATGGAGTTGAGCGCCTACCAGCAAAGCGGCACCAGCGAGCTATTGTTGCCCAATTCGTATATTGGCCGCGAACTGCAGCGCCTCGCACGACAGGACAAGGAATTACAGCGGCTGTACGAGGCCGCATCCGACAACCAGTTCAGACCTGTTGTTTCGAATCAGGCCAGCGGCGACTCGGTGATGAACACCGCCGGCACCAAGCTCAGGCAGCTGGCCCGGCATCTCGAAGAAAATCATGATATCGTGGTATCGCTGTTCGATGACCTGCTCAATAACGTCATCGGTTCCGGCGCCTCGGTTACGCCGATGGTGCGCAAGCCTAACGGCCAGCTGGCTGATGATGTCAATCGCAGACTGTTCGATGAGTTTGTCGAGTGGGGCGATTATCCCGAGGTTACGGGCGAGTTCGGATTCGAGCAAGTCGAGCGCCAGGTGGCCCGGCATCTATTCAGGGACGGCGAGATATTCGTGCGTCCTGTTTTTTCTGAGCGGTTCCGTTATCGCACCCGCACACGCTTTGCCCTGGAACTGACCGAGGCCGATTATTGCCCGTTCGATAGCAGTCTCGACGGTCGCATGGTGCACGGCATCGAGCGCAATCAGTGGGGCGCGCCAAGCTATTATTATTTCTACAAGGCGCACCCGGGCGACACCGTCAACGCCATGAATGTGGCGAACTATAAAGATTTACGCAGAGTCTCGGCTTCCGGCGTGCATCACATCAAGTTCACGCGAAGGATTAATCAGGCCCGTGGAGTGCCCATCGTTCATGCCGTGATTAATCGCTTGCGCGACCTGAAAGATTACGAGGAGAGCGAAAGGATAGCGGCAAAGGTGGCTGCGGATTTCACATTTGCGATCACTAAAAGTTCAGAATTCGGCGCCGGGCCGACCACAGTCAACACCGCAGGCAATCGTGAGTTCTCGATGTCTGCCGGCATGGGGTTCGAGCTGCTACCGGGCGAGGACGTAAAAACCATACAGAGCAACCGTCCGAACAACGGCCTGGCCGACTTCCGCGCGGCTATGGTGCGCGCGGTCGCAGGTGGCACCGGGACGCGATACAGCGCAATCGCCAAGGACTACAACGGCACCTATTCAGCGCAGCGGCAGGAACTTGTCGAGGGCGCTGTGGCTTATCGCGTGCATTTTTCTTATCTGGTGCGTCGTTTCTACCGGCCGGTGTGGCGTGATTTCGTGCGTGCCCAGGTACTTTCCGGGCGTGTTGACCTGCAGGGCATCGATCCTGACTCGTTGTTCCGTTGCGACTTCCGCGCACCGGCGCTGCCGTGGATCGATCCGCAGAAAGAGGCTAAAGCCTGGCGAGAGCTGGTTGACGCCAAGCTCGAAAGCCGCTCAGAGATCATGCGCCAGCGTGGCCGCGATCCGCGGAAGGTGATCGAAGAAATGGAACAGGAAAACGAAAATGAATTGTTCGCCTCGGCTATTGAGCAGGCCAGCGACATGGTGCAGGAAACCGACGACACAGAAGCACAAAACGACGATGAGGCCGAGGCCGCATGAAACGAAAACAGGATACAGAAACCTTTGAACGCACGCTAACCATCGAGCGCAAGGCAGATCACGGCATCAACTTATATCAGGCCAGTTTATCGAGTGAATACCCGGTCGAGCGATGGGGTTACACCGAAGTATTAGAACATTCTGATACTGCGATCAATATGGAACGGGCAAAAAACGGCCTTGTCATGCTGTTCAATCACAACCCTGACGAGCCTATCGGGCGCGTAAACGACATTTCTGTTCGCAGCGATAAAAAACTCGTGGGCAACCTGGTGTTTTCTAAAACTGACGCCGGCAAGCTGCGTCAGTCACAGGTTGACGAAGGCACGCTGACAGATATCTCGATTCGCTACAGCGTCGATGATTACCGAGAGTCCGAAGATGACGCCGGTCGCATCACGCGCACCGTGACACGCTTCACACCACAAGAGGCGTCAGTAGTATCCGTACCCGCCGACCCGTCCGTTGGGATTGGTCGCAATCAACCAGCAAAAGAGGAAAAACCAATGTCGAAAGAAAACGACAACACGCCGAATGGCGAAGAAAAACGCGGCGGCGGCGATGTCGTTGTCGAATTTGAATCAGGCCTCAAAGCCGGATTGCAGCAAGGGGCAAGGGTCGAACGCGAACGTGTCGCGGCCATCGATGCCCTGTTCGATGCTCCGGGCTTCCGTGGTACAAGCTACGACGGACTGCGTAAAACCCTGATCGATAATGGTTCGACTGTTGACCAGGCGCGCGATGCCCTGTTGTCGATGGTGGGCCGCGATCCTGAACAGGCGCGACCGATTACTGACTCAAAGTCCAGTGACACGCAGCAGCGCACCCATCGCGTCGAAGGTGGTGCGGACCAAAGCGAAAAAACACGCGAGGCGATGTTCAAGGCCACCGAATTTCGCGCAGGTCTGTATGACAAAGAAAAGGCCGCAGAAGCACACCGCGAACTTCATGAAAATCCATACGGCGGCTGGTCATTGTCAGAAATTGCCCGCGCATGCCTCAATGATGCGGGCGCGGACACACGCGGCATGTCGGCTTATGACGTAGTCGGCTATGCGCTCAATCCGCAGGCACTGCCTGACAGCAAGCGCCACGGCTTTGTCGGCCAGGGAACCAGCAACTTTGCCGGCCTGGTCGAAAGTATTTCGAACAAGTCACTGATGCAGGGCTTTCAGGAATCTGATGAGACTTGGCGTTCAATAGTACGCATCGGTTCTGTGAGCAGCTTCCGCCAGGAATCCCGTGTTGAATTATCAGAGTTCACTGATCTGGCAACCGTGAAAGAAAACGGTGAGTACAAGCACGGTGATATGACCGACAACCGCGAATACATCACCGCCGCCAAATACGGCAAGCTGTATGCACTAACGCGCGAAATGCTGATCAATGATGACCTTAACGCATTGACTCGCCTGCCCGCTGAAATGGGCCGCGCAGCTGACCGCAAAATCGGCGACCTGGTGTATGCTGTACTGACCACACCGAGCACACTGCGCGACGGCACCGCGATATTCGACGCCACAAGATCGAATATAATCACCAGTGGCGCAGCGCCCTCAATCGCACAGCTGGACGCCATGCGTAAACTTATGGCGCTGCAAAGTGGGTTGAATAGCGCCGCACACGGGCAGAACATCCGCCTGACTCGACTGATTGTACCTGTTGCCCTGGAGATGACTGCCCGCATCCTGGCGACATCAACAGTCGATCCTGACCAGAAAACTGCTGAGTCTGGTGGTGGTGGTACACGGCCGAATCCGTTCTCGGGTACATTCGAAGTCATCGCCGATCCGCGTCTCGATGCGGCCAGCTCGGTGATCTATTACGGATCAGCCGATCCGAGTCTGTACGATACCATCGAAGTCGCCTTTCTCAATGGCAATCAAATGCCGATGCTGGAAAGCCGCGAAGGCTGGACGGTTGACGGCACCGAGTACAAGGTCAGGCTCGAAGTGGGTGTTGCGCCGCTGGGTTACAAGGGCCTGGTCCGCAACGCTGGCGCTTAATCATTAACTAACGAGGTATAAAGAAATGTCAAACGGCTATTTAGGCGAAGGCGCCAGCATCAACTACACTGCAACGGGTAATGTCACCGAAGGTACTCTGGTGCAATTTACCAATGTAGTCGGTGTTGCGCTGAATACGGTTACGACCGGGACGGTGGTCCCGGTTGCAGTAGTGGGTGAATACTCATTGACGAAAACAGCGGCGGCAGATACCGGGTTCACCCAGGGCGATGCGGTCTATGTTTCGTCAACGGGCAAGATCAACAACACCGCAACCGGCGACAAGTTTGTCGGCTTTGCATCAGCTGCCGCTGTAACTGGTGCAACGTCAGTGACGGTCATTCTTGCCCCGAACGTAATTTTCTAAACCATGACGACCCTGCTGGATAGCATAGATTCAGATGTGACCGGAGACTATGTGTTCTATTCGAACAACACCGGATTCGCAGAAACGATCAGTTATCCAGCGGGGACCAATTTCGTCGGCATATGGGAAGAAGAATATCAGGAACTCGACGCGGACGGGTATGTACGTGTGTCGGGCACGGCGCCGGCCTGCTGGTGCAGAACGAGCGATGCGCCCGCGGTTGACGAGGTCATCGTCAGGAACAGCACAAATTATGTCATTGTTGAGCACCAGCCCAATGATGATGGTGAAACCCTGCTGATTCTGAGGGAGCAGTAGTGGCGCACTATCGCGAACAGATACGCAAGGCGGTTGTAACGGCGGTCACGGGACTGACCACGACATCGACCCGGGTCAAGTCGGCGCCGGTTTATAACCTGGCCGACAACATGTCGCCAACGCTGGCCGTGTGGGCGCGGCAATCAACGCCGGATTATGAAGCGGGACAGCTGCAGCAGGCGCCATTGTGGCAAGTCGAGATCATTGTCGAGGGTTATGTAAAACAGTTTACCGACCTGCTCGACACGCTCGACGACATCGCCAGCGAGGTCGAAACAGCGGTATACAGTGACAGCGCGCTCGGCGCATTGTGCAACGATTATATCGAGCTGGGTGAGCAGATCATCGAGCTTGATGTCGAGGGTAACGAACCGCTCGGCAAAATACAGATCATTTTTAACATTTATTATCATGCGCAGGAAGGCGCGCCAGACGTTAAATATTAGAGGGTAAAAATATGAGCACAGCTATACGCGGTTGTTTTGGCAAAATCAAAACAAAAGACCTGGCCGCGACCGGCGCGGTTGCAGTGGTCGGCGGGATTCAGGAATGGACCTTGAGCGAAGAAGCCGAGGAAATCGACAGCAGCGAGATCGGGACGTGCACGAAGGCGGCCGTGGCCGGCGCGAACAGCCGCACGCTATCGATTACCGGATTCTATGCGCCGAGTGACGGCAATCAATCTGATTTGACCGTGGGCAATGTCGTGGACCTGGAAATTTACCCGGCCGGCTCGGGCTCGGGCAATGAATACTTTGCCACCACCACCGGCGGCGGCACGGTATTGTCAGTCGAGCGCGGCGGCAGTAACGACGGCCTGGTATCGCTGAACCTGTCGATCAAGATCAACGGCGACATGACTACAACCAGCGTGCCGTAATATGTCATTGACCGAGGACTTAAAACGCCGCTTTGCGGACATGACGCCGACCATTGTCAACGTCGACGGTTTGCCGACGATTCATGCAAAGCCGTTGACGCTGGGTCAGATTCGGCAGATTGAGGCCGAGAGCGATACATTTTCGCGTATTGCACGACATTTCCAGGTGCGAGCGAAGGATCTGGAAGGGCGCCCACTGGTACAGCCGAGCGAGTTTGACGAGTTTTTGCGCTATGCTGATGCGAATATTATCACCGAGGCAGTGGCGCAAATGCAGAAACATGACGGCGAGAGCTTCGAGGACACTGAAAAAAAGTCCTAGAGGACGGCGAGATATTGCAAGTGTACGACTTGGCTTATGAGCTAAAGATACTTGATATAACTCAAGTGCTGGATTTGCCGATCGATATATACCGAGGCTGGGTGGTGTGGATGAATAAACGCAACGCGGAGATAAAGCGCAGGCGATAACATGGCAAAGCCACGTATAACCTACGAAATTACGGCTGAGGACAAATCTAAAAAGGCCGTCGAGGATGTTGAGAAACGCCTCAAAAGCGCGGCGAAGAACGGCGCCACCGTACTTGCGACCGTTGCCGCCACCGCCGCCGCCGGCCTGGTCACGCTGGGCGTGCGCGCCGCGGACGCGGCCGACAAAATCGACAAGCTGTCGACACAGCTCGGCATCAGCACGAAGGCGTTATCCGAATATCAATTCATTGCCGGGCAAACCGGTGTTGCGTTCGACACGTTCGCACAAGCGCTGCAGCGCTCGACGCGGCGCGTGGCCGAGGCCGCGCAGGGCACCGGCGAAGCGCAGGACGCATTGAAGGAGCTGGGCATCGATGCCGAACGCCTGAATCAATTGGATCCGGGCGCACAGTTTGAAGTGCTGGCGCAACAGCTTAACAATGTGGCGTCTGAATCCGATCAGGTACGACTTGCATTCAAGCTGTTTGATTCCGAAGGCGTGCGCCTACTGAGAACGGTCAAGGAGACCGGCGGCGAATTTTCAGAACTGAGCGAACGCGCGCGCCAGCTGGGTGCGGTTATCGATGACGACCTGGCGCAAAAAGGCGCCGACGTGCAAGATGCGTTTGCCGAGGTCGGCGCGGCATTGTCAGGCGTGGGCAATACCCTGCTTTCCAATTTTGGCCCGGCGATTGTCTCGGCAGCGAATAACCTGGTCGAGTTTATCAACAACACGCGGCGCGCGGCGGCCGATCTGGGCCTGTTGACACTGCGCGTCGGCGAGTTATCTGCGGCTGAGCTGAAAGCCGAGCAGTTGAAAAACGCAACACAGATTAACGAGCTGGAGCTGCAGAAAGAAACCACGCGCCGCTATCAGGCAAAAATTAATCTCGCCAATCAAATCAACACGATCGAGCAGCGCAACGTCGAGATAAAGAAACAGCTCGAACAGCTCGACATCGAGCAGGCCGAGCGCGACAAAGTGCGCCTGCTGCAGAAGACGGCCGTAACCGGTGAGGTCGGCGGCGCCGGTTCGCCGCAGATGGCGAAGCGTGAAGAAGAACTGCAGAAGTATTTAGAATCCCTGTATACAGAAGAAGAAATGCTGCGGGCCAGCTATGCGCGGCGTATACAGATCATTGATGAAAACACCACGGCCGGCAGTGATTTTAATCTACAGTTGAAGCAAGCCGAGTATGAACGGCTCGAACAGGCCATGCTTGAACATCAGGCCCGGCTCGGCAACATCGAGGCGCAGGGTATATTGCAACGGCGCAAGTTCGATGAGCAAAACGCACGCCAGCGCACCAAGACCGTGCTCGGCGAAGTCGCCGCACTGACCGCCGGCGTGGCGCAAAATAACAAGGCGATGTTTGAAATTAACAAGGTCGCCGGCATTGCCAACGCGATCATTGGCGCGCATGAGGGCATAGCGAAAACACTGGCGGCCTATCCTTACCCGATCAACGTCGGCCTGGCTGCATTGCACGCGGCCGCCGCGTTCGCACAAGTGAGTGCAATCAAAAACACCAGCTACGAAGGCGGCGGCGCTGGCACCACGCCGAGTCTGGCGGGCAGCACGGGGACAATTAACGATATACCTGTTGACACAGCGCCCGTCGTTGACAGCGGATTGACCACGGCGCCAGCGGATAACGTAGTCAATATCACGTTCAATCCAGGTATTGCCGACAGCGAGAGCGTGCGCCAGTTTATCGAAGAAGATTTGAGCGAAGCGCTGCGCGACGGTGCCGGGCTCGATGTCAGGGTGATTGCAGAATGACCGCTTACGTTCTATACGATAATGTTTTCAATGCAACCGGCGCGACGGTCACTTATTCGGACGAGGTCGACAACAGCGGGCCATTTGCTCATGACAATTTGTTGTATGACAGATGGGTGCACGGTGTAAGCACAGGAGGACCATATATCAGGACCGTATTAGCGGGCTCAGAAACTATTAATGCGTGGTCGATATTCGGACATAACCTCGGAACCAACGGCGCAACAGTTTCTTTATTGCGTTATAATTCGGGCGCCTGGTCAACAGTCGACGCATATACACCGTCAGATGATAAGCCTATTTTCCGCATTGTCGACCCAGCCATTTCAGATACAGGTTTCCAGATATCAATAACAAGCCCTAGCACTGACGACCAGATATATCACGCAGCAATCGGACAAGCCTTAAAATTAAAACCGCTCAACACCGGATTTAAGCCGCCGATGTTTGAACAGTACATAGCTAAAAACAGCGTAACCGAACAGAATCTATTATTGGGGCGGAGCGTTTCAAAAGTATCGCGTACACTCAACATCAAGCAGAATGCAATAACGACCGCTGAACTGTACGCCGATTACAAGGGCTTTTTAGATCATGCGGTGAAGTGGCCGTTTATGTTTTGCTGGAATTATGAAAGCTATCCCGGCGATTCGGTTTTTTGCTGGCTGGATGATATGGCGCCCGAGCCGGTCTATTCGAGTTTGTGCCATTTATCCATTGACATGAAAGTCAGGGCCTTATTGTGGAACGGGGTGTCGACGACATGAGTTATGCCGCCGATTCACAAGACGCTGGCCGCCGGCCCGTTATGACATGCACGCTTGTGCTCGACAAGTGCGCTAATACATTCGGCTCGACGCCATGCAATGCGAGCGCAGCGACCGGGGGCGAGTGTTTTAATACATTTGAGACTTGCCAGGACCGCGATAATTACGACGGTTCGGATACGCTTGAAATCGTGTTGACAGATAACAAGTCGGATATAGTCGAGGCTGAAGTTGCGACGCCGGGCAAAGTCTATATCCCGTGTATTCATAGCATTAATGTAGCGCCCGAGAAAATCACGCCGGGTAAGGGCATCGGTCACCGGGGCCGGGTCACGCTGACCTGTTTTGATTTTGCGCACCACGATATAAACATCGATCCCTATGTATCAACGCGCACGTATAACCCATACACAAACGGCACGTTTTGGGGCAAATTATTAGCGCGCAATAAACACTATTTAAACCGCTCACTAATATTAAAACACGGTTTTTATGGCGGCGGCCGCACGGCCAGCGATCTACGGCAAAGTTATTATATTCTGGATAACATCGAAGGACCGGACGCCAACGGCAAGGTTAAGATCACGGCGAAAGATCCGTTATTATTAACCGAAGCGCTCAAGGCCCAATGCCCGGCACCGAGCACGGGCACGCTATCGGCGGCGCTGGCGGCGGCCACGACCAGCACATTTTCACTCAACACCGGCGACGGCGCAGACTATCCCAGCGGCGCGCATACGTTACGGATTAATGATGAGTTAATCTCGATCACATCGCGCAGCGGTGATGTGTTCACAATTTCCAGCCGTGGCTATGGCGGCACCGAGGCCGACGACCACGAACAGGATGACACAGTTCAGCTTTGCTATGAGGCCGACGGCACAAGCACGTATACAGTCAACAGCGTATTAAGTGACTTGTTGTTGAACTATGCGAATGTACCCGTGGGCTATGTGCCGGTTGCTGATTGGTTAGCCGAGGCAAATACATGGACCGCGAGTTATTACCTGGAAACCATTATCAGCGAGCCGACGCCAGTGGCCGACTTGTTGAGCGAGATTTGTGTCGAGACAAATTCAGATTTGTGGTGGTCGCCAACGGACAATGAAATAAAATGGCAAACGCAAACGCCGAATTTTTCAGCGCTGGAAGCACTGGACGGGCGTAACTATGTCGGTCGAACATTCAGTAAAAAAGTCGAAGAAAAAGACCGAGTCAGTCAGGTGTTATATTATTCAGGGGTGCGCAACTGGACTGCTGACCTGGACGTGCCAAATTATCAAAATTTACAGGTGCGCATCGATGCCACCGGCGAATCTGACGACGCCTATCAAACCGCATCAATCAAAAAGATATTCGCACGCTGGCTGCACCCGATTGCGAACACGGGCGAGATTGCCAGCCGTTATCTATCCCGGTTCAAAAACTCGCCTGAAGTATTCACGGTTGAACTGGATCTGAAAGACATCGACACGGTTTTGCCCGGCGATCACGTCAACATGACGGCCACCTACATGCAGGATATATACGGCGCAGCGGATACCATAGAAATGCAGGTTTTGTCAGCGCTGCATAATGTTAAAACGGAAACGGTGAAAATTGAGGCAATGCGCTTTCGCTATGAAGCGCAGAAGTATTTCACGGTTGGGCCTGACACGCTGGGCGACTACACAACGGAAAGCCTGGCGAATACATACCGTTATGGTTATATGGCGGACACGACGACGGAAAAAATGAGCAACGGCGACGATCCTTATTTAATAACTTGAGATTATGACAGCTTATACAACAATCACTAATAGTGAAATCGATACCGACTCGCCGGTCACTGAGTCATTGATGACGCGCATGCGCGATAACCCGATTGCAATCACGGAGGGGTCGAGCGGCGCGCCAGCGATTCAAACGGCGGCGCTGGAACAGACTGGCGGCAGTGAGGCGGTCACGGCCGCAACGATTCGAGCTGACACAATCACTGCAACGGAAATCGCAGCAAATGCGGTGCATCAATCCGAGCTGTATACATTGACATCGGAGCAAACAGCATCAATCGGCGCTGGTAGTTTTGGCTGGATAACAAACTTAACAGGCGGCTTGCACACAATAGGCGCACAAACGAAGTGGTCAGTGCAGCCCGGCGTGGATAGCTATATCGATGTAATATCAGGCAATAACAGCCTGACTTATGTCACGCACGCCAAAGCGTTCGCCTCAGTAAACGGCGCTACCGCATACGTCAATTCAAGGTATGTCTCTGCATCGCCGCCCTACGACCTGGGCGACGGTGATTTTGATTATTTCCTGTTGCTGTGTGTTGCAAGCAATGGCGACATTTTGGGGACTTATTCGGCGCCCGATCCGGCATGGTTTAATAACGGTAAAAACAGAATCAATATCGTTAAAAAAGAAAAGACGAAGAACGGCGAGATAATATCTTATACATCAACTAAGGACATGAGCGGACACGGCATGCCGTGGGAACAGGCGAAAACTAATCAATCTACAATGGAGGCATATATACAGGCGTTCAATGCCGCGCCTGAAGTATTGATGCCAATCACCAGGGAAATGAAAAATACAAATATGGATCAGTTACCGCACCCGTTCGCTCATTTACTACAGAATAATCCGGGGGCATCTGTGGTCATGCTTGATCCATTCTCGAACTGGATGATTGATTACAAAGCATTGCGCGAGCATGATGAATTCACGATAGGCGATATCATTGAATATATAGACCTTTCGGCGCCTGAATCAACTTTTAAATCACCTGGGGGTGTCGTTTCTCTGTCGGCGCGGTTTAAATAATTAACAAAATATGAGGATTTAAAATGAGCGGATATATACCAAGACACGCGGAAGGCGTAACAGACTCCAGCGGTGGTTATGCGGCGAATACGGTTGCAGAAGTTTCAACATGGGACTATGGCAACTGGCCGAATACGCTTTATGTTGATACAACCGGATCAGCAGGCACCAATGATAATGATGTGGTTTATACGGCAAATGATGTCAGCATGTATAACACGCATTATATCGAATGCACCGCTGGAACCATTGATGTTGATGTCTCAATCGACGGTACTAACTGGATTGCCGCAGTGGTCGGCAGAAACATAGTAACAACAGGTGTATTTACACAAGTTAATGAAGCTGCCTCTGGTGTTTGCCTGGAAATCAAGGGCAAGTATCGCAAGCTCAGAGTAAATCAAAAAGGCGCGACTGCTTCTAATGCCAGAATATCTCATACGGTGGCATAAATGACCCAGAAAACCATATATTCTCAAGCCGGATGGCTGCCATATGGCGTGACTGATGATTCGATTCTGCTTCAGGTTGACATGACCTCAGAAGCAGAAATGTCGGCTATTTCCGCTACATCGAGCGCAGAATCAACCGCAACACCGGAATTTGATTCAACACTCGGCATGAAGTGTGGCGACAGTTCTGCTGGATGGCTTATCACTGAATTGACCGGATACGCCGACCTTGATAATGAGGGGCAAATATCAATCGAGGTTGAAACCTCGCTGCTTGCATCATGGGTGCCTTCTGCTAATTCAGTAGGGGATGACACAACACAAGCAAACGACCCGACTGTTTTATGTATGCGGGATTCAGGAAGTAATTTTGGCACTGTCATCGGAGCAAATGACGATGTTGGTTCAGGCACATGGAAAGTAATATGGACAAATTTTGACGGAGCAATTGATACATCTGTGCCACATCAGTACGATGCTTCGATTCTTGGTGATGAACCAACAGGTGCATCTGCACCCAACTATCTACACAGTTTTGGTACGTCAAGGTTCTCCACGGTGAATATTGGCTGGTCCGGATCAAAAACATGGATGGCAATAAATGGAAAACTTCGGTGTGTTCAGTCATACACGCCCCATACTAACTACTGGAACCGTATTTATATCGGTTCATATATCGGCAATATTAATTATGCGGTCAAGAACTGGTATCTCAGAAAACTGCAAATTTCCAACAGACGACCAACATTCCCGGTTCATCCGAAACTAGCAAGAGTGGCGTTCTGGTCGGACTCGCTTTTTGAAATCGTTAATTCTTATTCCGATACGACGATAACAGAATCAGCGGATATAATCGCTGCTGGTGCGTGTAGACAAGTATTGCAGCAAAAAGGAATTTATGCTGGCAACTTGAATGCTCGGGTAGATGATGGATATTCAATGATCGGGGCGGGAAATAACTTTTCGGATTCGTTATCTAATATAACCGCATTAAAGCCGACTCTGGTTGTATGTCAGATGGGCACAAATGACGTTACTAGTGGCGACTCATTCAATGCAACAAACTTCCTTGATACTGCAACAGACGGATATAAAGCAATAATAGACGGACTCGATGCCGCAGGGGTGCAAAATATAATTGTATGCACCATACCAACAACGTCTAATGACACAGGTGGCGACGGAACCCAAGCAATACAGAACGCGACAGACAGGGCTAATACAGCAATCAAAACGTTACCGGATTACAACAGCAAAGTATATGTTGCAGACGTATTCACCGCACTTGGCGGGCATAGCGCTGACTCAGACAACTTCCAGACAAATGACCTTCACTTACACTCGAAAGGCTGTTATAGGCAAGGGCGCGAAATAGGATTGACTATCCTCAAGACGCTGCGATGAAAACCATCTGGATAGAGACTGACAGATCAGACCTGTCGTTTCTTGAAAGGGTTGATGTTTTTAGCGATGCGGTTATTTTATGTCGCAAAGCTTCGAGGTGGTTTGATGATGATGTGCCGGAGATACTACAGGAACTTGACAACAAGGGTGTTAAATCACATCTAGCGGTTAATCTTTGTTTTGCCCACTACGCACACCCAGACGATAACCCCTATGTAACACCGCCTCAGTTTTTCGATATTCTTGACCCCTCGCATCGGGCACACATGGTTAATAGCGTTGCTGAGATCGAACAACGCTATGGCAGGCCGATACAACTGGATTATGTTCGCTCAGGTGTAGCTGGTTATGACGAGGATTTTACTTATAGAAATGCAATGGCGCTACTGCTTCACCAGATCAGGAAGGCCACGTCTGTCGAGCTGTCAGTATGCACTTTTCCAACATTCCCAATATTGAATCCACAGTATTTAGCATGGGGTATCGATGTAGAACGGTGGTTCCGCGAAGGCTCGATTGATTGGGCTTTTGACATGAATTATGTTTATCCGGGCCATGATAAGTGGAGCGATATACACAATCGGACGAGAGGCGCTAAGGAACTTGGGCGCTGTTATACGTTAGGCGGGTGTTATAAAAAGCCAAGCGAGTCAATGACTGCTGAGGAATTTGAATCGGTTATCGGTGCTTTAGAGGCATACGACGGATATGGTATTTACCCGCATCAATTCTTCACTGACGAACACGCAGAAATAATGCAACGGTGGCGTTGATGTGGGATCAACTCGGAACCTGGACGCAAATCCTGAAAGCGGCGGTGATAGGAATTGAGTTCGCAATCTCTGTTGGTGTGGGTTATTACCTGATGCACAGAGGCACATCGAGAACAATCGACCACCTGAAAGACCTGGTGAGGCAGAAATGGAATGTGACTGCGGATTAATCGGTTTCATTCGTGACACATACCCGATCAGTTTTATTGCCTGGTTCGGTGCAGCTTTTGGTGCTTTAATCGATTATATACCCGCGATTAAAGAAATCAGGATACTTGAACGTCAACTTGGATTAAGGCCGGTGAAAGAGAAATGAAATGGAGTCTAAAAAACGTGAATTTACATTTTCGCTCGAAAATATCACTGATAGAATCGTACTTTTGGTGGTTCTTGGTATTATTGGCGGCCCTGGGGTTATTAGCATGGTGGTCCCAGGTGCTAGGCCAGACGCCTTTACTGCAAGCGACTGGGACGCCGGTAGAGACGAACTACAGCGACAGATCGATGAAATCAGGCAAAACGACACCGAGTTACGTGCAGCCCTTGCCGATCACATTAAAGCATACAACGAGCATATCCGCTGGGGAAGTGACGTGCGGTCGAATAATGAAGGCACCATGGAAAGGCACGAGGCGCAAATCCAGGAACTCTACCGGAGACTACCTTAAAATATAAATACGGTGAAATTATGAGTTGGTTTAAATTAGTATCGAGTATTTTCAAGCCCGCAGCCGATCTAATCGACAATATTCATACGTCGGACGAAGAAAGGCTCCAGGCCAAGCAGGCCATGTTTGAACTCCAGGTAGAGGCATTTAACAAGGCGGAAGAATATGAGACTACTTTGCTTGACGCAAAGAAAACGATAATAACCGCTGAAGCTCAGAGTCAATCATGGATTGCAAGGAACTGGAGGCCGATAACAATGCTGACCTTTCTTGCTCTAGTTGTTGCTGATAGCTTTTCATTGCTTTCAAACCCGTTAAATCCTCAAGCATGGACTCTGCTTCAGATAGGGCTAGGAGGTTATGTTGTAGGTCGTTCTGCGGAAAAAGTAACTTCATTGGTCAAGGCTCCTAAATAATCTCACTTCATCCCCTCCACTGCTGCTGCGGTGCGTCTTTTTGTAAACTGCCGTGTAACTATCTGATTAATTATTTTGATTCTGACGAATATGACAGTGTTGTATTTTCAGTTTTTCCCTGTAAGATCAATCGATTGATCTTATAAGCGCACAGAATTGACATGGTGGGGGTCGGTGGTTCGAATCCACTCGCGCCTACCAATTAAATCAACGCTTTGCGTCATTCCTTAAAATTCCATTTTGTAAACATTTGGTAAAGATTTTGTAAACTATTCGGCAATGTGCTTTTCTCGTTCGCGATCAAGGCGCGACTTTTTGATTAATTTATATTCAACCAGGTAAGTCATTGCTCTTGCGATTGCGCGCGGCTCGATATCTGCTTTATCGGTTTCGGGATTAAAATAACCAGCAAGCTCTGCGATAACCCAGTCAATTTCAGACAAGTCAATTTCCAGCTCGCCAATCCACATCTCTGATCTACCGTCCTGCGCACCGGCTTTTTTGCCTTTGTGGTATCCGTGGCCCCATTGTTTTTGACTCATAATTTCAGCCCCGCCTCAGCCTGCACCCACTCGATTTTCCCATCCTCAAGATAATGTTCTGTCATTGCCTCGGAAGCATGCCCCATCAACACTTGAACAAACCCCTGCGAATAACCCTGCTCGATCAGCAAGCGCCCGCCAAGGGAGCGGATTTCGTGAAATGTGGCCGTCGTATCCATACCCTTGCGCAACCGCGCAAATTCCCGTGACAGCATTTCGGGCGTGACCTGGGTGTGGTGCTCTCTGCGCCGCCTGACTGCCTCTGATACGCGCAGCGGCTTTTTGTGTATCAGGTAGGGCGATGTTATGCCCGACCACTGTGAACGCCTGAATACACCGCGCAGACCGTCGTTCGCCTTGATCCGCAGGGCTGTTTCTGTTTTCTGCTGGATGATCGGCAGCGTATCGTCCTGAAAATCGTCGAGCCTGATGCGCACCAGGTCGCCACGGCGCTGCAGGGTGTACAGGGCCGCATCCATGGCAATCTGGAACCAGGGCGCCGCCTTGTCATAAATCTTTTTATAGCCGTCAAGGCTCAAGCGATCCCGGCGCCGGGGTGCCTGGCGTTTCGGCAGCGTGGCCTCGGCTGCGTTGAATTGTGTCAGCCCCTTGGATATCGCAAAGCGGTAGATATTGCACCACAATGCCCGGTGTTTGATATAGGCGGCGCGTTCGTGCTTGTCGAGCCAGGCCGCGAACGTTTTCACGTCCAGCTCGCGAAGGTTGCCGCCGAACTCGGCCCGGTAGGCTTTCAATTTGATGCGGATCTCGGCCAGGGTGGACGCAGCGTATGCCTTCTCGGTCACATATTCGCGCTCGAACCGCTCCAGCAGGGCCGGGATGTTGTCATCGCGCAGGATCAGCCGCGGCGCCTGCTTAATGGCCTGATTCGCCTCTATTGCCAGCCCAATAGCCTCGGAACGGCTGCAATTAAGGCTGATCTTTTTCCCCGTGGCCGGGTTTTTGTAATAGAAATACTTCCCGTTGGTGTACAGGTTTTTCGGCAGATCGAGGTTTTTGCGGCTTCGGCGGGGTGGCATCATTTCAGATTAACCCCTTACCATTCTGTCGATCAAGGGATTATCAGGCCGATCCGGCGCACCCACATGCACAAAATACAGCCCGCCAATTTTCTCACCCGAGATAATACCCCGGTCAATCCAGCGTTTGATGGTGTTCGCGCATGGCGGTTTGCCCTCGAAGGCGAGGCGGCGGTATTCGTTGACAGTTATGCGGCGCATTAGTAATGATCAGGGTTTTCTCGCGGCTTATGCTCGGACTCAAGCACGACCTCGCCCAGCGGTTCGCCTGCCTGCCGCCTGCGCGTGGCCTCGGCCATCGTCTCAGACAGGGCGTTGCCTGGATCTTTAATAACGACGGGATCAACATCGATTATCTCGCCGCCCATCGAGGGCGCCGCCAGCATCAGCTCGGGTGCGTGTACGTCGATGAACCAGGCGGCTGCGCGGTACATGAGCATTTTCTCGGGTATCGTTTGCCATTTGCTGCCGCGTTTGCCGTACCACCCTTCTGCCTTTGCCATCGCGATATCGATCCACGGACCGGTCAGAAATTCCTCGGTTGAATTTTCAAGCACGACGGCCCTGCAGCCGCGTTCGTCTGAACCTTCCTTACCCTTCCACTCATAGCGCATCGGGCCATAGTCGGGCGAGGCATTAAAAGCAGATATCATGAACTTTGCAGAAAACGACGGCTTGCCCTCGATGATGTGCAAATTCTGCAGTACAGACATGGCCGAGACATTAAGCCGGTGTGCGATTTCGAGCGCAATCATGCAGTCGGCAATATCACCCTGAAATGCTTTTGGCACCAGGCGCGAATTGCACAGGGCTTTTGCCATGCGCTGCGCGAGCTCAAAGCTGTGTTCATTGTCGAATGGGGAGCCTGCCGGCAGGTTGCTTGCCTGTATCTCAGCAATTTCTGTTCTTTGGTCTGTCATATTGGATTCCGTATTTGTTTGCTATTAGCCGTCGCCGGAGCCGTCGCCGTCGCCGGAGCCGTCGCCGTCGCCGTAGCCCTCGCCGGAGCCGTCGCCGGAGCCGTAGCCGTCGCCGGAGCCGTAGCCGCAACCGTAGCCGGAGCCGGAGCCGTCGCCGGAGCCGTCGCCGTCGCCGTAGCCCTCGCCGGAGCCGTCGCCGGAGCCGGAGCCGTCGCCTCGACCGCGCCAGTTTTTAACGTGCAGATCAACTTTGCTCATGCGCTTTGTGTTCGCGGATCGAATTTGCAGCATCGGGATTGCAGAGAGTGATTGAGTAATCTTCGACAATCACTTTTTTATAGACGACCGGCGAAACTTTCGAATCATCAGAAAGGCCGGAGATGGCGACACCCTCATACCATGACAAGCTTTTATCCTTCGGTCGGTGATACCAGATGCGCCGTGCGTTTTTAAGAACAACCCCCGTTTCATCGGCCTGTTCGACAACACCAGCATTAACGCCCTCATTGCGGCTGCGTACGATTACATACTCACCGATAACGCTGTCAGCAATACCAGATTTCGTATCGCAAAACAGACCTGCCAACTTTTTGGCCTCACGAATTGTTAAATCGTCTAAATTCATTTTTTACCCCTACAATACTCAACTAAACAAGCCTAACTTCCTACCTTTTTGCATTACTTGGAAATTCTAGACTAGAACTTCCAAGCATTTTTGGCCTCACGAATTGTTAAATCGTCTAAATTCATTTTTTACCCCTACAATTATGAAAGTTATTGCGCCGCACAATAAGATTGCCGCTGTGCGACCGCGATCCGTGCTTATTCACAGTGACCGGGTACGGCTTACCCTGGGCGCTCTTTAAAAAAGCGATGTCCGTGCCGCAGTATTTACAGCGGCGCAGCTCGTGATCCTCGACGGTATCTTCGCCGGGCAGTAGCTTGTAACCCGGTTCGCCGGTGTAGGGCTTGCCCTGCTTTGGCGGCATAAACCCCATCACTCGTAATCCTGCGCGTGTTCATCAGCGCGGGTGTGGTGCGCCAGCCTGATTTCTGCATCAGTGGAGTGCTTGAACAAAGAACGCCAGGCGCATCCGAGGAAAAAACCACAGATCATCGATAACCAGCAATAAATGAAAACGGTGAGCGCATCCATTAGATGCCGCCCTGGTGGTGACGGTGGCACTCGAAACGACCGCATTCAGCCGCAAGGGTGGCGGGTATCTGCATCGCGCTGTTACAAGTCGAGCAGCGCACCCATGTGTGACGCACAGTTGTGGGCTTATTGCCGGTGGCCTTCAGCCAGCGATTTACCCAAAAATAACGACGGGTAAAATTTGTCAATGGCCGTTCGCCGGCCAGATTTGGGATAGTTGTCATTGTTTGTCTCCTCTTTTTTGAAAGTGTGAACTATAGTCCTGCGTATGTCAAGACTATAGTCCGATTCAAAGGAAAATAAACAATTCAGTGATTATATTTTGATTCTTTTTCAGCTACGCGCAAAATGTAATCTTGGCCATCATCTGGCGTATCAATAAACATTTCGACTAGCTGGGCGAGTTGCTTTGAGCAATTCAAATCTTTAAGCAAGTTCGGCAGCAGCATCTGCCATCCATTAAGGCCAAAACCCCTGGCAATACTGTCTGCAACCTCAATAGTGGGCTTTCGCTCACCATCGAGAATAAAGCGAATCATTCGAGCCGATACCCCTGTCTCGCGCTCAAGCCTGGAAATTTTCATACCTGTTTTTGTTATTAACCCTTGCAGGTTGGTTCTGAATATTTCCGCAGGCTGCTGTTTCTTTGGCATAAACATAGTTTAAGCAGCGCTCACGGACTATGGTTTTATTATGGGACTATAGTCTTGACACTACAAGGGACTATAGTTCATACTTCTGGCATGAATGACCTGTATACAACAACGATGAGCATGTTGCAGGTAACCAGCATTAACCCGAAACAGATTTCTCAAGATACTGGACTAGGTTACCGCTGGTTGCAGCGACTAAAAGATGGTGATTTCACAGACCCAGGCGTTAGGAAAATACAAACGCTACACGACTATCTGCTGAAAACATCAAGCAACGACCGAAATGCGGCCCTAAACGGGTGATTCAACCGGTAAAAGTTACTCCTGCTTTTACCGGTTTTTTTATAGGTGGAAAAAAAGAAAAACAAACAGCCCGACACGCTGAGAGTATGTGCACCCGATCACGGTGGCCTGTCATAAAAGTGATCTAAAAGTTCTCAATCAATAAAAGGGGTAACACCGCGAACTGCCCGATTGAGCCATAAGGAACCGAGAGGCGAAAGGGGACCGGAGTACTGATCTACCGATCAGGAAAGGGCGGTAAATACAACAAGTTAAAAAGTTATCCACAGGTTATACACAACGCATGAAGCACCTCGAAGATAATGAACAAGCTGCCCTGTTCGATTGGGCCAGGAATATACCGGCATTGCGCTGGATGCACGCTATACCGAACGGTGGCAGGCGCAACATACGGGAAGCGGCACGGCTCAAACGCCAGGGCGTCAAGGCAGGTGTATCTGATATCTGCCTGCCTGCAGTCAAGCCACCCTATGCCGGCCTGTATATCGAAATGAAGCGGTCAAAGGGAAAAGCAACCCTGACAGACAAGCAAAGCGAGTTTATCAAGGCTATGGAGCTGCAGGGCTATAAATGCGCGGTGTGTCGCGGATTTGATGAGGCAAAAGCAACTATCGAGGAGTATTTAAAATTATGAGCGTCAGAGAAACAAAGGGACAGATACGCTCGCAGACTTCCCAGCGCGAATATGATCGTAAGCATGGTGTGGTGCGCCAGCCTGATTTCTGCAAGGGAAGCCGCGACCGAGCAAAAGAAAAACAAATTATTGCGCGCCTGGCTTGCGCCGAGGAGGGTTAATTCATGACTGAATGGCCACACTTGAGAAGATCCGGCGAGTGGTATGACAGCGCCGGCACTCCATTCGACCCTGATAAACATTTCAGGAAAAAAGGCGAGAGCAAGCCGACCGTCAACAAAGACGGCACATTCAGGAAAAAACCAAAACAGAAAATAAAAAGCGACCCACTGCAGGAAAATCAACTGCTCGGCACATTCAAAAACCATGTTCATCAGGCAGGCACAGAGGCGCGCCTGAATGAATTAAGCACGCTCGCAGGAATGATGCACTTTACAGGCGATGAGGAATCGATGGCGCAAGAGTGGATCAGGACCAGGCGCGGGGAGCTGAAAGCATGACGGTATCTGTAAGGGTCGACACCAGCGAGCTTGAAAAGGCTTTCAAGCAAATCAACCGCAAGATGCCAGCGGTCACAGCCAAGGCGATTAATGAAACAGCCCGTTTCGCCAAGTCCAATAGTGAAAAGGAGGTGGCGAAGGCCCTGCGCCTAAAGCCGCTCAAGCTGGTCACAAAACGATTCACCATCGAGGGCGAGGTAAAAGAGGACCGCACCAAGCTGACAGAAGCAAATCGCTCACGGTTGCGCTCAACGCTGTCGGTATATGTGCGCGGGATTCCTGTCGGGCAGATCGCCGGCAAGGCGACGAAAAGCCAACGCAAGCGCCCCGGTGTAAAAGCCAAGGCCGGGCGTTTTTACAAAGGCGCATTCTATAACCCGCGCGATAATCGCATGGTGTTCAAGCGGCGCAAAAGCGGACAGCTGATGATGCCGAAAGTCGGTGTACGGAAACTTTTGACTGACAAGTTCGGCACCTATGTTTCGGGGCGGCCTGGCCTGGTTGAGTTTCGCAAGCGGTGGGAACGTCTGGCAAGATTTGAACTGTCTAAGATAAGCATCTGATGTGGGCTGACCAGGCATTTTATAAACTACTGTCGGATTACGACTTTGACACTGTGCTCGATGTCGGCTCGGGCACGGGCGAGCACTCAAAGATGTTTCGCGATCATGGAAAGCATGTAACTACAATTGATTTAACGCAGCCTGCTGATATCACTGGGGACTTTTTAAGCTGTCCGCCCGAGCTTGTCAGCGAATCGCCCTATGCTTGCATCTGGTCCAGTCATGTACTCGAACACCAGACAAACGTCGGCGCATTTTTAGAGCGCTGTTTTTACCTGCTCGATGATGACGGCATCCTGGCTATAACCGTGCCACCACTAAAGCATGAGATTGTCGGCGGCCATGTTTCGTTGTGGAACGCCGGCCTGCTGCTTTACAACCTGGTGCTGGCCGGGTTCGATTGTTCACAGGCCGCTGTTAAAACATACGGCTATAACATATCCGTGATCGTCAGAAAGAAACCCGCCAAGATGCCGCGCCTTTGCATGGATAGTGGCGACATCAATGCGCTAAAGCGATTTTTTCCCATGGTCGTCGATGAGGGATTCATCGGCCAGATCGATCAAATTAACTGGAACAAAACCGAATGACAGACGAACAAGCAACACCAGACGAAAAACCAGAAGCACCTAAAAGCATACACATAATATGCAGCGGTGCCACAACAAAGGACTACCTGGCCGCCAATATGGGCTATGAGCGGGTGATACCTAAAGCGGATCAGGTGTGGTCATTGAATAAATCGCTGCGTTCGTTTCGTGCAGATATGGGATTCGTGCTCGATGATTGGGTGGGAGAGTACGCCAAAAGCCGGGCGTATATGACGGACATTGTGCGCCTTACCCATGAGATACCTATTGTCACCACTGTGGTAGACCTGGAAACACAGAAGCTGATCGAGGGCATGGGCGGCAATCCTGACAACGTCATTGCCTATCCGGTTAAGGAGATACGCGACGCCCTGGGCGAGCATTTCTATAATAACTGCAGGGCCACTATTCCAGAGACACACACAAAAGAGCAGTTCATCAAACAGAAGGGCAATTCAATGCTGTATATGAAAAACAGTGTGCCGATGATACTGGCCTATGCCTGGTGGCTGGGGGTCCGGTCTATCTACCTGTTTGGTGCCGACTACTCGCACCCTATGAGTAACAGCAGAGAAGCCGACCAGCCTAATGCAGAATATTGGTGTGGTTTTCTTGAGGCATGCGGCGTGTCGCTATTCCTGCCTAATGACACCACCCTAAAGAGCGCGCGCATGGGTATGGATATCTATGGATATGGTGCAAGACAACCGATACTGTGAGCATATACTGCAAGTATTGCGATAGAGATAGGGATGCTGGCGAGTTCTACCCCTACCAACTACATAAGTGCAAAGAGTGTCATCGAGAAGCAGTGAAAGAATGGGGGATTAAAAATAGCGAAAGACGAGCCGCCTATGAACGCACAGCAGATAGGGCCCGGTCCCGTAGAGAGTACGCACAAGATAACCCGCGCATAAGGAACGCACACAAGGCTATTGAGAACGCGATAAGGCGGGGTAAATTAGTCAATCCTAATCATTGCTCGAAGTGTAACAAAGACATTAAAACGGTAGCACACCACGATGATTATTCATTGCCTAATATTGTTAGATGGTTATGTAGTTCATGTCACAAGCAATGGCACGCAATAAATGGGCCAGGAAAGAATGCATAGTAAAATGTTTTGGGTCCTCCCGAAGGCGTGCGCCTTGCGGGTCGGAGGGCG